AGGAGCAGAGGGCGCCGGTGGAGCTTTTGCAATGTTTGCTGATATGAAAGATATAATAGAAAACAAAAATGGTAAAGGTGAGTTTATAACATTAAATGATATAGCATATATTAATTTATCAGCATTACCATCATATGGAACATTAACAGTTTATGATAGAGAAGGTGGATTGATAGATCAGGATGATAATAAGTCTAATGATAGAAGAATAAAACAGGCTTTTGATGATATTAAAAAAGATGAAGAACCAGAAGGATATGATCATTTTAAAACTCTTAGACGACAATATGAAACACTTAAAACTCTATCAGGTGAAGAAAAAAAAGAGTTAGAAACTAAATTAATGAAAAATTTAGATAGTTTCTGGAATTATTACATCAGCGATGAATTAAGACCACCTAAATATATTTGGGTATTACAAACACCTCAAAAACAAAAATTATTAGATGAAGTTTCTGATTTTGTAAAGTTAGTAAGATTTTCTCCAAAGTTAATTATGGAAAAACAATTTGAACTAAAAGGATATGGTCTTCCAGTAATGTTAATAAATAAAAATAAAATGAAAGGGGGATTAAAAATTGGAAAGAGGGACAAATATGAAAATATTTTCTCAAAACCAAAAGAAGAATATTATATTGAATCTAACCCCTATGAGGAATATATGCAATGGGGATTTTAGAGATTTAATATAAAAATAATATCTAACTAATTATATAAAACAGATTATGCCTTATATAATTAAAAAATTTGAAGATGGCTATAAAGTATGTAAAAAAGAAGATACTAATGAATGTTTTTCTAATGATCCTATTCTACTAGAAAATGCAGAAAAACAGAAGAAAGCGATAGAAATAAGTGAACATATGAATGGGGGACAAGTTAAAAAATCTTTGAAATTATTAGAGTTGTTTAAAGGGACAGGTTCAGTTGGAAAAGTTGCGAGAAAACTTGGTTATGATGTTGTTAGTCTTGATTTTGAAGAGAAATATAATCCTGATATACTTACAGATATTTTAAAATGGAATTATAAAGAATTACCAACCCCTGATTATATATGGGCTTCTCCACCTTGTAATACTTTCTCACCTCTTGCATATCCATTAAAAGAACGAAATATTGATAATGCAAAACCCTATAGCGATCGGGCAAAATTAGGGACAAAAATCTTGTATAAAACTTTGGAAATTATTGATTATTTTTTAAAGAAAAATCCTAAATTAAAGTTTTGTATAGAGAATCCTCACGGAATGATGCGAAAAGACCCTAAAATGGAAAAATTACCTATGGAAACGACAAAATATTGTTTATATGGTGATGAAAAATATAAACCTACTGATTTTTGGAGTAATTATAAATTAGATTTAAAACAAGGCAATTGTAAAGGAATAATTACAGTATGCGACGCCCCAACAATAGAACAGCGATATAGAATGCCTCCAAAACTTATTAAGCATATTTTATTACAATCACAGAAAGAAGATAATATTGATGTTAAAGTAGGCAGTGGAACATCAACACATCGTCAAAATGTTTTAAAGAAATTTAATTTAGAAGATAAATCTTATTCATTAGAAGAATTATCAAAAATTAGTAACATACCATTAGATATTTTACAACAAATCTATAATCGTGGAATTGGAGCGTATAAAACAAATTTAAAAAGTGTTCGTCTTAAAGATTCTTATATAAAAAATGTTGATGCACCGCCGTCTCAAAAACTAAGTAAGGAGCAATGGGCGACTGCTAGAGTCTACAGTTTTATTGATACTTATAAATCAAATAAACTAAAACACGATACAGATTTAAAAGATCAACTAAAAGGAGGAAAAAAGAATATAGAAAAAATTAATGAAGATATATTTAAAAAAATAAATAAAGAAGAAAATGAAACTGATATATTAGATGAAAAAACCTATTTAAAAATTGCAAAATTAAGAGCACAAATTGCAGGATATAATCCCAAATTATTAGAACTTTCAAATGATGGAATCCATAAATTAGAATATAATGGAGTTAAATTTGGAAGGGAAGGATATAACGATTTTATTATTTATATGTATAAAGCATATAAAGGAGAAATAACGCAAGAAGAAGCATTGAAACATAGGAAGAATTATCTAGCAAGAGCAACAAAAATAAGGGGTAATTGGAAATCAAATAAAGAAAGTCCAAATAATCTTGCAATTAATATTTTATGGTAAAATAAAAATATATAGAAATATTTAATTATAAAAATACTTAAAGAAATATTATCTAAGTATAATATATATGCAAGTTAGTTTAAGAGGAAATATTAACATCCCGGTTTTTCATCCCCTTTATCAAATTTTAATTTTAACTAAAGAATCTAAAATTAGAAAAGGAGCTTATACAACATTTGATAGTTGTATGAAACCAAATGATGAATGGCTGCCATTAGGATTTGGATGGGCGAAAAAATGGCGATATGTAAAAGATTTTTTACAAATATTAGATGATCATAATATTAGATATAAAGAATATAGAGGAACAAATGGAGAGGGAAGAACTGGAAAACCATTTAAAGATTTTTGTATATTGATTTCATTTGATAACTTTTATAATTTATAAATATTTTATTGATAAATAATTTATCAATAATATATAATGCTATCGTTTAGAGATAAACCATTAAAAGAAAGAATATCAATAGTTTATTCAGTAAGAATAAAATATCCTGATAGAATCCCTATTTGTGTTTATAAAGAAGATTGGATAAATGCCCCGTCTTTAGATAGAGAGAAATTTTTAGTATCTAAAGAAATGACAATAGGAGAGTTTTTATATGTTATTCGTTTAAGAATTAAATTAAAACCAACTGAAGCGCTGTTTATATTTTTTGATAATATTATGTTGGATACCAATTCAAAATTAGGATCTGTTTATAATAAATATAAACATCACGAAGACAATATGCTATATTGCACGTATTCATTAGAGAATTCTTTTGGTTAATCATCACTAGCAGGCATCCACATATCTCGCTCCGTCATAATTATTTGAGGGTAATTCTTAAAAATACAAACCCACCTAGATTTACAATTTTTAGCTTTCATTATATCCTTCTTATCTAATCCTAAATAATCAACAAGCAATCTTTTAAGACCAACACCAGAACCAGAAAAGGGAAAATAAATAACTGAATGGCATTCATTGAGAACCCGTTTTGTATCCTTTCCTGCGGTGCTTAAATGATTTGTAATTATGCACGAGATGCGGAAATGGCGACCTGTCTCTAAAATTTGATTTAATATATTATAAACCGCTTCTCTTTGTTTCTTATCTGAAATAACATCAATGTCATCAAAAATTACCATAGACGATTCAAAGTCTTCAACATTTAAGGGATTTGTATAAAGTGAATCATCAATAATTATTCTTTTGGGTTTAACAACATCAAGAGATTCGTCATCTTTTAGGGCACTAAATACATATATAGAATTATTTTTGAAAATCTTTTTATATTCTTTAATATATTTGGCGGCATACGTTGATTTTCCCGAACCACTGGCACCTGTGATATATAAAATTTGACGTTCAGTATCAGGATCAGGAATTTGTTGAAATTTAGACTCTCCATTTAATTTTAAATTACTGAATTGTTTTTTAATCAAATCATCATCATCTCCTTCAGTATATACACTAACTATTTTATTATTCAATTTTCCCCCCTCAATCCGGGCGAGATTTCTACCGACTTTATCTAAATTAAGACTCATTTAATATTATATTAGATAATTTTTTATTAAATATAATAATTAAAAAATATTTAGATTTTTAAAATAAATTATCTAATAATAATATATAGTAAAAATGAATTACGAAACACCGTTTAAAGATGCTTTAATAAATAAATTTAAAGAAAAAGAATTGTCAGAATCATCTATTAAAATGTATATCAGAAATCTTGAGAAATTAAATGATGATATGCCATTAAAAAATTTTAATTTTTTAAAAGATGTAAAATTAATTGAAAGTAAATTAGAAAATTATAAACCAAACACTAAAAGGAATTACATTATATCAATTGTATCAGCTCTTGCAACTGATAAAACAACAAAACCAAAAGAGAAACTATATAATGAATATTTCAGTATTATGATGAATAAAAATAAAGAATTAAAAGCGGAAGAATCAAAAGGCGAGAAGAATGAAGCAACAGAAAAAAATTGGATGTCTTGGGAAGATGTTGAAAGTAAATTTAAGGAATTAGAATCAAAAGTTGAAGCATTTAAAAAGAATAAAGAGATCAATCATCATCAATATCAAACCTTATTAAATTATATGGTTCTAGCGCTATACGTATTTAATCCACCAAGACGAAATGATTATCAATTTATGAACCTTATAAAAACAGAAATGCCGCAGTTATCAACTGACTTTAATTATTTAGATTTTGATAATAAACAATTTATTTTTAATAAATTTAAAACATCAAAGAAAGAGGGACAAGTTAAAATCCCCATTTCTGAGCCCCTAGTATCCGCAATAACTACCTATTTAAAATTTCATCCATTGTTAAAAAATGGCAAGATTCTAAAAACTACAAATGTCCCGTTCTTAATAGAACAAGATACAACACCATTAAATCAAGTTAATTCTATAACAAGAATTTTAAATAATATCTTTGGTAAAAATATCGGGTCAAGTATGTTAAGAAAAATATATGATACTTCAAAATATGGAAAAGTATTAGAAGAGATGAAAGAAGACGCCAAGGCAATGTCTCATTCAATCGGCACCCAGCAAGCAAATTACATAAAAACAAATTAAAATATTTAATTAAAAATATACTTAAAGAAATACTTCTTATATATATTATATATACAATGGAAAACTCACAATTAAACACTACCGACAAAAATCTCGCTAATAAATACATTATTATTGGAGATGAATTATATTACTGCACTAAACACTCTAAACTTTATTTATTTCTCAATAAACTGACTATTATCTCATCCCGTAAAGTATCAACAGATGTTATATTTGTTTGTATAGACGGAGATAATATAAAGTATAATAAATATTCTCCAAATATTCAAGAGGAAAAGATTAAATTTCTAATTTCACGAATTACTGTTAAGGTTAGTTTTAATACTATTAATTTTGATAATTTCTTTAAAATAGAAACATCAAGACATTATAATAATGGAATTAGTATTATTACAACCGAAGATGAAATGTTAAAAGACTATAATGATAATAAAATTATAAAATCATATCGTGATTATTATAGCATAGTTAATAGAACAACAAATATTTATGGAGAAAAATCAGAAGGTTCAAAATATTATGAAGGATTTATTTCCGAATATAGTAAAAATTTATTATATATGATTGCGGATAAAGATGATGAATATATTTATAATCTTGTTGGAAAACATTACAAAGAATTTAAACACGAAAATATAAAACCAGTTTTAGAACATTTACGAGATATAACAAAAAAACAATCATTTTCTTTTAGGGTTATAACTAATAATGAAATGTATCCGGATTCATTAGTATTTTCAAGATATTTTAAATATGAAACAATAAAAACAGAAACAGGTTATAAATTTATCTTTAAAAATGAAGATGATTATAATACTGCAAGAGATTTTACATCTTTTAGGGAAGATTTTAAGAATTCAAAATTATTTAAATGGATTTTCTAATTTAAAAAAAAATATCTAGGATATATTAATATAGGATTGTAAATTAACATAAATTATAAGAGCTTAAACCACCACCCATTATATACAACTTTTTTATATATTTAATAATAAATATATAAAAAAAATATATAGAAATAAATTATTTAAAAAATAATTTCTTATGTATATATATATATAAATAAAATGGCAACATTTAAAAATGACTATAAAACAGGTAAATTGCAAGAGATGAACATTATTGAAACAATTAGACAATATTTTAATGATAATATTAATTCAACAACTGACAAATTTTCACCATATGATTATGTTGGTGATCATTACGTCTATGAGTTGAAATCACGTAATAATGTATATAAGGCATATCCAACGACACTGATCGGAGGAGATAAAATTATTGAAGGTAAACCACAAATCTTTTTATTTAAATTTTTAGATGGATTATACTATATAGAAAAAGATGAAAAGTTATTTAAAACATTTATTAAAGAAGATTTTGTTAGGCATCAAAGAACAGATTTTATTGATATTAAAAAGAAATACATATTCATCCCTATTGATAAATTAAAGAAAATAGAGAAAGTTATTTAATAGTAAATATCATATATCATATTTATTAGATTTTTACAAATAATTATATTAAAACATATTTAATTCTATATATATATTAAAAATTTTAAAATTTATACAATTAATTATATATTAAAAATCTAAAATACATAAAATACATATTTAAAAATAAATATATATTTTATATTTCATTGTAAATATCTAAAATTTAAGATTTAATTATTTTAATAAACATTATAAATAAAATAATTAATAAAATTATAAATAATATTTTTCTATGTTTATAATATAGATAAAATGAGTATTCAACTTGCAAGCAAATATTCTAAAGACCAGCCATACCATCAATATTATGATTTGGATTGTATAAATAACGCTACAAACGGCACAACTGCACCCGTCCAATTACAATTTAATGATATAAGAAATTCACCTTATATAAATTGTCCCGAAAATTATTTTATGTCATTGGTGAGATTTTATGTTGAATCATCATCACTTCCAATTATGATTCCTGCTGTTGAAATAGGACAATCAAATCCTAATAAACTCATATATAGCGTTTCTATGCGTTATGTAGGAGTTAGTAATACTATTTACACACAGCAAACATTTTTAACGTATGTCCCTTACGATACACTTGCGCCTGTTGCTTCTGCGCCAACAACCCAACAAGATGTCTCTACTACTTACTATTATATATATTCTTATCAACAATGGATAAAAATGATTAACACCGCTCTTGCATCTTGTATTGCTTCACTAAACGCTCAAATGACTTTGGGCGATGTTTTACCAACAACAAATGCGCCTTTTATGGTTATGGATCCAAATTCATTTACAACAAATATGAATGCTGATATATCTGGATTTAATGAATCCCTTGCTCGTCCTATTGAATTATATTTTAATACTGCTTTATGGTCTTTATATAATAATTATCAATGGACTGGATATGGCAACTCTTCTTCTCTTAATGGAAGAAATTATAAGATGAATATATATGATAACAACGGACAAAATAGTATGACTATATCATCAGTATATACTGTATTAGTAATGTTTCAAGAACAACCAACTGTCGCTCTATTAAACCCCGTCTCTTCTATTGTATTCACAACCGGACAATTACCCGTTGTTCCATCTCTTTCATCTACACCAGTAGTTTTTAATTCAATTACATCAAATACAAGTGGAGGCAATAATGCAAATATTAGTCCCGTTATTAGTGATTTTGAAGTTCCGTTTTCTGCATTAGATACCTATAAACCAAATATAAGTTATGGTGCAGCAGGCGAATATAGATTAATAGATCTTTATGGAAATTCTCCTTTAAATGCGATTCAAATTACTGTTTCGTGGAAAGACTATTTTGGAAATATAAGACCTCTTTATTTACTTGCTGATTGTGCCGCAAACTTAAAAATAATGTTTCGTCGTAAAGATTTCGGCTCAGTTGATTTGGGTATTCCTCAATAATATTTAATAATCTAAAAATATATTATAAAAAATTAATATTATAAAATAATTTATATTTATAAATTATTTTATCATCTATAATATATATATAGAAATGTCAATGGATATGAAAAAAGTTTTAGTGAAAGACGATCGTCTAAACGTCTCAGATTCAATTGGTTATGCCGTTCATAAAGGCGCCCAACAAATGACCCCAGCTCAATATAACGTAACTGGCACACCAAACACCAGCTCTCACGTTTTTAATATTCAGATCCCTAGTGAAACTACGTTGGTAGATCGTCGCGTTTTATGGCAATCTCAACTAACATTACAAATTTCTGGGACTGCGCCAGCAGGTCAATTTTTAGTAAATTATGGATTAACTGACGCACTTGCGCCTTTTCCGTTACATCAAGCTTGTAATGTAATGACATCAACAATTAACAACAATTCTGTCAGTATTAACATCGCTGATGTATTACCTGCAATATTGCGCTTTAATGATAAACGAGATTTATCAAAATATAATGGTTTGTGCCCTGTTGCTTTTGATACATACGGCAATTATGCAGATGCTGTTGGTGCAATTAACAATCCTTTGGGTGGTTTCAATAACTGCGCCGATAATGATTTATTAAGTCGTGGCTCTTGGGTTGTTGACCAAATTTATCAATATGGCGCTGCAGGAACTGCAACATCTGGAACAAAACAGGCTCCAACAGTATCAACTGGCGCTTTACAATATTGTTACGTTCAATTTACTTGTTCTGAACCCTTATTACTCAGTCCTTTCATTTTTGCAGACCCTAAAAGCAACAACCAAGCTTTCTACGGGATTCAAAATTTAAATATGATTTTTAACATCAACAACAATTTAAATAATAGAATATGGCGTAGTTCTGGCGCTATTGCTGATAAAGCCTGCACTATTGCATCTTGGGAAACTTCTCGTCTCTTATTCAATTTTTTGACCGGACATCCTTCTGATATGCTTCCTAGTCGCAATGTGGTCGGTTATTATGAATTACCTAGATATATCACTTCAGTGACTACTGGTGCTCTTACCGCTCAAACATCAGCACAAAATGCTTCTGCCGTGCGCATCACCTCATCCAATATTCAATTAAATCAAATCCCGGATAAGATGATTATATTCGTAAGACAAATTTTATCAACTCAAAAGGTCTCAACTCCTGACGCTTGGTTATGTATTAAGAATATTTCTATCAATTTCAACAATGCCGCCGGCATTTTAAGCAGTGCCACCCAACAGGATTTATACAGATACAGTATTGAAAATGGTAGTAATCAATCATATCAAGAATTTTCAGGTCTTGCTAATGTTTCAAATTTAAGTTCTGGTGCTGGTAAGTTAATCCCAACTTCTGGCTCAATGTTAATTTTAGACTTCGGCAAAGATATTAATCTAACAGAGGATTATTATGCATCTGGTTCACTCGGAAACTTTCAATTGCAATTTAACTTAGATGTCTATAATACTAATCCATCATTAAATGCCGTAACTGCTTATGAAATGGTTCTTATCACAATGAATTCAGGTCTTTGGGTGAATGAAAGAGGCACATCATCTTGCTATACTGGTATCTTAACTAAACAAGATGTTCTTGATGCTTCTCAAATGGAACCATTTTTTAAGAAGGATGTAGAACGCCTTGTTGGTGGTGGTTGGTTTGATACTTTAAAATCTGTTGTTGGTAAAGTCCTCCCTCATCTTACTCCTTATGCTAAAAAATATTTAAGAAAACAAGGCGATATGGGTGAAATGGGTGCTAAAGTAATTGAAGCATTAGGATATGGGCGATCAGGCGGCAAACTTGCTGATAGAGTAATGAAATAAATTAATATTCTAAAAAAAAAATCTTTAGTAATATTATATATATAAATGTCAAATTTAGAAAACAATGTTAGTTCTCAAGTATTTTCTTTTACATTTCCCGCAATGGTATCAGGCACTCAAACATCTGGCTCCGCAAATGCTGTTTTAAATGCAAATTTTCTTTTAGGTGTTTCTCGTGTTTTGGGTCTTGTTAGAACAACTTCTGGCGGAACTGTCGGGACTCCTTATATTGCATCAATTGCTGTCCCTGCTGGTGGCACTGCTGCTGCAAAGACAACTACAATCGTCCTTAACTCTTCAGTTAATACTGATACATCAGTATATACCCTCTACTGGCAAAATGATGTATTAAATACTGGTCTTTCATCATCTATTTCAGGTGTATCCTCCTCTTTAACTGTTCTTAACTGTTAATTTAATTAGATTTAAAATATATAGTATAATTTAAATCTAATATATAATATATATATAAATGTCTTATAACAATCCTTATAATATGAATATAAGAGAACAATTACTAGCAATAGACCAAGCATATATAAATCGTTCTGACTCTTATGATTTGAATAATGGAAACTTAAGTTTTGAAAATGGTGTTAATACTGAAAATATGATATCAAATAGTGGCGGTGAATCAAATATGAGTGGTTATGCTGAAGGATCTTTTAGAGATACTGGTTTCGGTTCAGTATTAGGCGCAGGAATGACCGGAATGGCAAAACATTGTAAAGGTGGCGCTATGAATCTCGCAGTTATGCCAAATGAAGATGTCTCTCGTGTTGTTGGTGGCGCTATTTTAGGGGGTGAACCTAATGACGTTGCAAGAAAACGACGCAATAAAAAAGTTGAATCAGAGCCAGGATCAGGAGCTGGAAAATCAGGTGGTAGAATGATTTCTAAAGAAGAATTAAAAGGTTCAACAATGTCAGGGGGTAAAGTAAAGAAGGGACGCCCTTCTAAAATGTCAGGTGGTTTTAAAGTAGGCGATTTATTTACTTCCGATTTTTGGAAGAATATCCGAATAGAATCAGGTAGCGGTAAATCTGCTGCTGGTAAATCAGACGGCGCTGAATGTAAAGTCTGTAAATGTGAAAACTGCGAATGTAAAAAGGGTATGGGTAAATCAGGCGGCGCTAAGTGTAAAGTCTGTAATTGCAAAGTTTGTAAATGTAAAATGGGTATGGGCGCTAGTGGTGGTAATAAACCTAAGAGGGTAGATATAGTAAAACAAATTATGAAAGAAAAAAATTTATCAATGATACAAGCAAGTAAATATGTAAAAGAAAATAATTTATATTGAAAAATTTTTATATATAATAAAATATTATCTATTTTATTATATATATAATATGAATACAAATGATTTAAGAAATAGACAAATCCGTGAAATATTAGATGAAGATATTGGTATTTATAAACAGGTTATGGATAGACAATTCAAAAGCGTTGAAGCATACAAAGAAGAAGTTTCTGGAAAGAAAGAACGGGATTTAGAGGCAGAAGTATCCATTGAGAAAATAATTCAACAATTACAAATCAAATTGCAAAGAGAAGTTCAACAAGCAGAATATCTATTATCATCATCAGAACAAAGATGGGATGAGCGAAAAAATGATAAAGATATAGATAATATATATTCTCATACGGGAGAAATATTAACATTATATAATTCCGCAATGAGATTATATTTAAAAGTGGGATTATCTAAAGATTCACAAGAATCCATCAAAATTAAACTAATGCAATTATTACCATTCTTAAATGCATCAAATCAGGCATTAGAAAGTGTTATTGACTTTATGTTTTCTAATGGTTATGTTGATAATAAATTATTTTGGATATTCAACACTAAATCAATATTAGAAACAATCAAGAACCAAATTGAAGGATCAAGATTTAAAATTATTGATAATTCTGATGTTATGGCGACATTTAAAAATCTTGCTGGTCTTCAATCACAAGAAAGAATTCAAATATTAAAGCGTTTAATGAATACAACAACACCTCTTAAAATTAGAACTTTTTTCAATTATCCTCTAGATGATTATGATTTAATGGATAAAGTCCAACAACTAGAAGCTGAAATGGGGGTTGATTTTTCTAATTTAAAGAAAAATATAAAAGGTGTCCCTATTCAAAAAACGCTATTAATGATTGATGAAGCACAAAAAAATATTCCTTTATATAAAGTTGCATCTCAAAGAATATCAGAATTAGTATCAGAAGTAGATAATAAGAACCGGGAGATTAATGACTTAGAACAAGCAATTATAGAGGCAAAAACTATTTTTGATGAGGCGAAAGTATCATATGATTCTTTTAGTAGAAGAGAAAAAGAACTTAAACCACAGGCACAAACAGCATATAAAATATATAAACAAACTCAAAAATTAGAACAACAATTTAGAGATATTCAAGCTCAACTTCTTCAGATGAATAAAGAGGGGAGAAGAAGAAGATTATCTACTGGAGAAGAACGTGCATATGCTGCTTTACAAAATCAATTTGAAAATATAAGAGATTTACTAAGAGGAAAAGATTCTGATATTGCACTTGAAGAATTTAATGAACTTAAAGAACAATATGGGCAAGTTGTTGTTGCTACTGATGAAGCAAAAGCACTTCTTGATGATGCTAAAAATACTAGAGATAGATTAATAAATGAATTGAAATTATTAAATAAAGAAATTGGTGATTTAGTTAAAGAATATGATTTGGTTTTACAACAGGAACAATTATTACAGAGAAACGTTCAAGGTATAGAAGAAGCTATTGGGAATGTTCTACAAACAAATAAAGCTAATAAACGAGAACTACAACAACCTCCAAGTTTTTCAGAAGAACGACTAAGTAAAGAACAGAAAGAATTTGAAGTAGAGGAGGAAGAAGATGCTGATGAAAAGGCTGCTGATGAAGATGCTGCCTTTATTGATGTATATGGTAATGGTAAAAAGAATAAGAAATTACAATATAAAGATAATAAAAATGATATCTATAAATTTATGGTTAAAAATAAAGCATTATTAATTAAATAATATATTATCTACTCTTAATTATATGGATATCTTAGAACAAAAAAGTATAAATGATTATAATGATCTTGTAATGAAACTAACTACAAAATTAAAATTTGGAGATAATAAAATATTATTTAAAGGGTCATCTGCTTATAAAACACAATATTTTTTTAGTGATTATGATTTATACAGTTTAATAACTAAAAAATATACTGCAGAAGAAGCATATGACAATATGAAAAAAATTTTAGATTATGTAGTATCAGATAATAAGAATAATCTTTATTTTATGGAATTGAAAATTCAACAAAAAGATGGATCAAAATTTAAATGGTTTCCCAATGACAAATTTGATAAAAAAACATTTATTAAATATTTTTCTGATGTAGATTTTATAAAGCTTGATATCATTATATATTATGAATATAGATTTACAGAATTAAGTGTTAATTATCAATTCAATGAAACTTTAAGCGGTGAAGAAGATTATATAGCGTCAATAGAGAAAAATATTAAAGAATTAAAAGATGATGATTTATATTATAAAATACTTAAAAGATTATTCGGAATATATAGGGCACAAAATAAAAAGGAACAATTGATTATTTTAACTAAATTTTTTAATAGTGATTATGGCAATATGTATCAGGTGTCTTCAAATTTAGATGCTATTAATAAGATTCTTAAAGAATATGATGATAAACCAACACACGATAAAATAAATATTAATTTAAAATATATTAAACATCCTAATATTACTAATTTTGAGGAAACCGTTGAAAAAAATATGAATATAATAAACAAAAAGGCAAAAGTAATTTATAATTCATTAAATAAAAATATATAGATTTTTTTATATATAAAAAACTATTTAAAAAATAATTTATATACTATATTATATATAAATGAATTTATCTTATGAAGAATGCCAATTAATATTCAATCCTATAAAAATTGAAGAAGTCCAACATATATCTCCATCACCTTCAGATACTGCAAAACTATTAACTCTCGCAGATTCTTTAAGTGAAATTATACAACAAAAAAATGATGAATATGAATCATCATCAGAAACAGAATCTTCTCTTAATAGTTCAGATATTGAAATTGTTGAGTTGGGATTTCCTGATAACAAAGTATTAAATAAATATGATAGTAAGAAATATATTCAAACATTTCTTAATAAGAATGCTTCAAAGGTTAAAGAAAAAATAACTTGTGAAATATGCTGCGGATCATATACATATTTTAATAAAAGCAAACATATAAGAAGTAAAAAGCATATTGCTATAGTTGAAAAATATTGCAAATAATTTAATTATATTAGTAATAAATATTAATATAATTATTCATCTTGTTCTTTAGGTTTATTATCTAATGTCAAATCAATTAAAGATTCAACACTACTTTCTAATGATGGCGGAGGCGTTTCTTTTTCGTCATCATCTGAATCAATATTAATGTTTCCATTATCTTTAACAATTATAAAAACTGTTTCTGTTAGTGATAATAATAATGATGGTTTAGTATCTGTTGTTATATCTTTTTCACTGATCAAGAAACATAATACTTCACCGGTCTCTTCTAACGATTTAAATTCAAATTTATTTTCTACTAAAAATTTAAGGGAGGTTTCTTTAGTCCATTCTTTTTTTAGGAAAATGATATTATAAATAGTATCCATATATATATATAATTTAGATATTTTTTATTAAATATCTAAAAATAAAAAATATATAGTTTTTTTATTTTAATTAATTATTTAAAAATATTTAATTAAAAAAATACTTAAAGAATTATTTTCTATTATAATATATATATAAATGGCATTAACTGGTTTAACTCTTGAATCTCTCAAATCTTCTATTGAAGGCGTCTCTCTCTATGAAACTGTTAATTATGAATTATTATGTTTATTAATTTCATCAACACTTTTGAAAAAAACTTTTAACAATCCTGTATCAACTGTATATTATGAAAATGAAAAACAACAATTACAATGTTATAAAAAAATTATTAAAGAAGGTAAAGCACAAATTACTTATAAGAAAACTAAGGGAATGAAATATGGGCGTGTTATGCCTCCTAAAGCTTTAGGATTATGCGCTATCAGAAGAGAAATACGACATACATTAACACGAGGAACATATATTGATATTGATATAGATAATTGCCATCCTGTTTTATTATCTCAAATTTTGAAAAATAATAATATTGAATGCCCTATGTTAGATAGATATATTACTGAACGAAATGAAATGTTGCAACGGGTAATGACTGATTATAACGTAAATAGAGATACAGCAAAAAGATTATTTATTAGATTATTTTATTTTGGTTCTTTTGATGAATGGGTAAAGGATGAAAATATAGCACCTGAATTGAAAGCTTTTAGTTTTTTAACAAATTTTAAAAATGAATTATCACATATTGGGGATATTATTATGGCTGCAAATCCTAAACTAACAACAATTATTAACGATAAAAAATTAAAAGAAAGTCCTAACAATGAAGTTAAAATATGGAAAGTTAAGAGTAGTTTATGTTCTACATATCTTCAAGAAATTGAATGTCAATTACTAGATATTATTTTTAAATATTCAAAAGAAAAGAGATATATTACTGATGACGCTATATTATGTTATGATGGTTTGATGATGCCTAAAGAAAATTATAAACCTGAGATCTTAAAAGAATTTGAAAATATTATTTTTGAAAAAACTGGGTTTAAAGTTAATTTCTCAACTAAGGATTTAGATCAAGGATTTTCAGAAGAGACAATAAAAGATTCTCAAGAAGCAGAAGAAGAAAATCCTTATAGCTTAGAAAAGAAATCATTTGAAAAAATTAATTTCAAAATTATGCAACCAATTACTTATGCAACAGAAAGCGCTGATGGTCTTATTATTAGAAAAAAGAACGAATTTATGGATGCTTATGAAAATAGGCGAATTGTTGATATGGCGGAAAATGCTAAAGGAGATATGAAATTAAAAGAAGTATCATTTACTAAAAAATGGTTTGAAGACCCTAATATTAGAACATATGATAGAATTGACTTCTTACCCTGCCAGAATGCGCCAAAAAATATTTATAATACCTTTAAGGGTTTTGTTGGTTCTACTAAGAAAATAAATGATGTTAATATTATGGAAACTCTTATGATGAAACATATTAGACATTTATGCAATCACGATGATAAAGTTGTTGATTATGTTTTAGATTGTTTTTCTAATATGGTTCAACATCCTTATAAATTAACTAGAACCGCCCTATTATTTAAAACTATTCAAGGATGCGGTAAAGATACTTTATTTGATTATATAGGAAACAAAATATTAGGTTCTAATTATTATGTTGTTTTGACTGATGTAAAGAAAATATTCGGCAATTTCAATTCTACACTAGAAAACAAAATATTAGTTGTTGTTAATGAAAGTAAAAGCAAAACAGCTTTTGAATTTGATGATGCAATTAAAGATGCAATCACACGTAAAGAAAACATCATTGAACCTAAGGGCAAAGACGCCTATAAGAATACTAATAATATCTTCTATGTATTTTTAACAAATAACAAGAATGCAATTAAAGTTGAAGAAAATGATCGTAGATTCTGCGCTATTGACGGCGACAATACTATAGCAAATGACAATGATTATTTCACTGCTTTAAATAAAGAAATTGATGATGGATTTATTGATGGCGCTTTTTATCACTTTCTAAATACTAGAGATATTTCTAAAGTAAATTTTACAAAAGATAGACCTATTACAAGTTTATATGAAACATTGAAAGAGCATAATATTCCTATATTAGGACGCTTTTTATGCGAATTTGTTGATGAGTATTCATCTAATGAAATTGAAAAAATTGGATCATCTGAATTATTTAATAAATTTAATCATTGGAAAGAAAAGAATAAATTTAATTCTTATGAATGCACAAGCACAAAATTCGGCATAGACCTAAAAGACTATGAACATATTACTAAAAAGAAGAGAAATGGGGGTGTTATGATGTATTCTATTAATATTGTAAAATTAAAAGAATTTCTAATAAAGAAAAAATATTATGAAGAATTAGAATATGAAACTGATTTTATTGATGATGAACCAATTACTAAAAATATTAAAATAAAATATGACTTAGATCAGGGCATAGATGTTTAATTACAACTATATATAATACCTGATATTTAATTACAATTATATTTAAATAATAATGAATTTATTATTATTTAAATTTTTAGGGAGGGTTATAAAAAAACCTCAAAATAAATTGAATAAGGGGAGGGTAGGGGAGGGTGGGGATAGGGGAGAGTGTCTTTTAAACTCATATATAAAAAAAAAATATATTTTTTATTTTTTTTTTTTTTATTTTTTTTTTCTATAGCGATTTTAAAACCCTCCCTACCCTCCCTACCCTCCCCTTATTCAATTTATCCTTATAAACCCTCCCTAAACCCTCCCTAAACCCTCCCTATTATCCCCTTATCTAATAGTTATTTAAAAAAATTTATATAAAATATATAAACTATCCCTATATAAATGACCATTTAATATATATTAAACAATATCTATCGCCATAGATACTATTTCATCATAATCTCGTCCCGTTATATCTTTGACCTGTTTCATCATCTTATAATAGTCATCTAAATTCATATTATTATTTTTCATATTTAATATATAATTAATACAATGCCGACCGCAAGTATTAATACCGAATCCTTTCATACTTTGATAATCAACATCATTATAAAAAGAATCTAATTCTGAACTATTAAATAGATTTGTTAAAAATGGCGTTAATTGGTTTAGTTCTTTTCTCGTCTTCTTATCAGTCCATTTTAATGGTTTATCAACGGCGCCGCCATAACTATCAAAATATTGAAGCATATCTTTAAATCTACTAATAACAACCCAATGACCACTATTAGGCTGATCTTCATATAACAAAAAACAATATGATTTTTCTGATGGTAATATATCATCTATACTACTACAATTTTCTAATTCTGAATATTTTACAATAGGGGCATCTGGTAAATATTTCCTTATGTCATTATCCCCCAAACTGGTTGATTCTATCATTTCAACTTCTTCCTCATCAATTGGTAATTTTATCTTCTTCTCTTTTTTCGTTTTCTTAGGCATATAAATAATATTAGAAAAAATAATTTTCTAATTTAATAATATAGATAAAAAATGTCATTTTTAGATTTAAAGTTAAATAATATAAATTACCAACTAGGAGT